CCCGTTATGGTCTAGTTGCTAACCCATTCGCAGAAGGTGATGCTGGTAGCCAGGGTCTTGGTAGACTCCAGGTTAACGCAAACCGTTACTACAGAAGAGTAACAGTTAAGAACCTCATGTGATTTTTCTCACATAGTTCTAAAGGGACCCCTCCTCAAAGAGGGGTCTTTTTTATGTCGAATAAATAGAATGTCTAAACTTTTAGATCATGGATGCATATCAGAGACAAATAAAGAATAGAAATTTTTTATCTCCAGTAGGATTTAAATTTATTCTTGCTCGAGCTCCAAAACTTGCATACTTTACAAATGCTGTGAACTTACCTGGGGTTTCATTGGGATTTGCTGAGCAACCATCTTATCTCAAAATGATTCCCGTTCCTGGTGATATGATGCAGTTCAATGATTTTACATTGAGATTTTTAGTAGATGAAAATTTAGAGAATTACTTAGAAATACAAAATTGGATTAGGGGATTAGGATTTCCAGATTCACTTAAGCAAATTTATGATTTGCAAAATGAAGATACTCCTATGGGAAATAGAACATCACCTTCCCAGGAAATGAATATCTATTCGGATGGTACTCTTCAAATTTTAACCAGTTCTGAAAATTTACAATTTAATGTAAAGTTTAGAGATATGTTCCCAATATCAATTTCAGATCTTGAATTTGATTCAACGGATACGGATATAAATTATTTTGCAGCAAGTGTAACTTTCAAGTATAGTATGTACGATATAGTTGATCTTAATAATGATTCAGTATGGCAGAGATAATTAATATTGAAATGATTAAAACAATGTGGGAAAAAGATTCTCAGATTGATATCGATAATTTACATCAAGAGTCATTAAATATTCCAATTTTACATTCAAAATATTATGAAATTTATAATAATTTAGTTTTACTCAAAACAAAAGCAGAACAGCAAAGAAAAAATATTAGGCACGAAAGATACGAATATTATTCTGGAAAAGCAGATCCAGATGTTTATGTAAAAAATCCATTTCCCAAAAAAGTAAGAGATAAAGACGCATTGCAAAAATATCTTGATGCTGATGAAAAATTATCTAACGTATCAATGAAGATTGAATATTATCAAGTAATGATTAATTATATTGATAGTATTCTTAAGCAAATATCAAATAGAACATACCAAATAAAAAACTCAATTGAATTCTTGAAATTCCAATCTGGATATGGCTGATTTAATCGTAGAAAAGTGTAATGAAGTATATTTGAAAATTACTACAGAACCTCATATAGAATATGAACTAAGAGATCATTTTAGATTTGAGGTTCCAAATGCAAAATTCATGCCTCAATATCGAAAAAGAAATTGGAATGGAGAGATACACCTTTTTGATATGAGGACAAAAAGGCTTTACATAGGATTACTTCATAGATTAGTTGAGTTTTGCTCTAATTACAACTATTCTTATGAATTTGTAACCAATAAGTATTATGGAAAACCTTTTGAAATTAATAAAGAGATTAGTCTTGAAGGTGTGAAGGATTACCTAGCATCAATAACTTCCTTAACACCGAGAAGTTATCAGATTGAAGCAGTTTATGATGCATTAAAATATAATAGAAAGATTCTGCTAAGTCCCACTGCGTCAGGAAAAAGTCTGATGATTTACGCTGTCGTGCGATATCATATGGATAAGAACCGAAAAATTCTTGTAGTCGTTCCAACGACCAGCCTTGTAGATCAGTTAGTCTCGGATTTTCTTGATTATGGTTGGGATTCTGATTCATATTGTCATAAGATTTATGCTGGATGCGAAAAAGAAACGGATCTTCCAGTAACTGTTACTACGTGGCAATCTATATATAAACTTGAACGAAATTACTTTGAAGATTTTGATGTAGTGATAGGTGATGAGGCGCACTTATTCAAAAGTAAGTCTCTTATTACAATTATGAATAATCTTCATCATACAAAATATAGATATGGTTTTACTGGGACACTAGATGGAACACAAACTCATAAATGGGTTTTAGAAGGATTATTTGGTCCATGTTATCGAGTGACTAGAACTTCTGAACTGATGGAAAAGGGACATGTTTCAGATTTGGAAATTCGTTGTTTAATATTAAAACATAATCCAAAAAAGTTTGAAACTTATGAGGATGAGATTCAATATTTAATTACACATGAGAAAAGAAATAAATTTATTGTTAATTTAGCAAAAGATTTAAAAGGAAATACACTTATTTTGTATAGTCGGGTTTCAACCCATGGTGAACCACTTTTCGAATCAATAAATAGTTCTGTAGATGAAAACAGAAAAGTTTTCTTTGTTCATGGTGGTGTTGACTCCGACGAAAGGGAAGAGGTCAGACGGATAACTGAAAATGAATCAAACGCAATCATTGTAGCATCTTATGGAACTTTCTCAACAGGAATTAACATTAGAAATCTTCATAATGTTATTTTCGCTAGTCCGTCTAAGTCAAGAATCCGTAATTTACAATCAATTGGTAGAGTTCTAAGAAAGGGGAAAAATAAAACAAAAGCAACTCTTTATGATATTGCTGACGATTGCACAATAAGGAGTCTAAAAAATTATACATTAAACCATTTGATTGAAAGAATTAAAATTTATAATCAAGAAAATTTTAATTATGACATTATAAACATTAATTTAAAGGAATAATGGAAAAAGAATATACAGACTTTTATGCAACAGTCAAACTTAAAAATTCTGAAGAGATATTCTCTATGATATCACCTTCTGACGAAGGTGATAAAACATTCTTATTGTTATATAATCCAGTTACGATAGATGAAGTAATTATTAGAGGACAACATTGTTATAAAATTGATCCTTGGTTAAAAACAGCAGTAGCATCTGATATTGTTATTGTCAATATGGATGAAGTTTTAACCATTGTCGAATGTTTTGATGATGATATGATTAAAACTTATAATACATTTTTAAGACGAACTAATTCAGATTATCAAAAACAGAATCTAAGTAGAAAAATGGGTTATATAACCAATATAAATGCTGCTAGATCGTATCTAGAAAAACTATATAAATCTTAAAGCTATTATTTCTCTTCAACCCTAACAAAGGTATTCTACTCATATTTACGAAACTTGTCAAGCTTTTGAGTATATGCTAAAATAAATGTATATTGAATTACTGGTAAAGATGAATGCCAAGAAAAAAGTCAGAACATTATGTCAACAATAGAGATTTTTTAGATGCAATTATAGAATATAAGAAAGAGATTGCATCTGCCGAAGAACAAGGTCTTCCTAAACCCCGTATTACAAATTATCTTGGAGAATGCTTTCTAAAGATTGCAACTCATTTATCATACAAACCAAATTTTGTAAATTATATCTTTAAGGATGATATGATTTCTGATGGTATTGAAAATTGTATTCAATATATTCATAATTTTAATCCAGAGAAATCTACAAATCCATTTGCTTACTTCACTCAGATTATTCACTACGCATTTCTGAGACGTATTCAGAAAGAAAAGAAGCAATTGGATATTAAAAATAAAATTTTGGAAAAAACTGGATATGATCAAGTTTTTGTTAATGACAATACCATTGACAATGCCAACTATGCAGACTACAATAGCATCAAAGATGCAGTCTACTCAAAACTCAGAGGAATGGGTTCTAATAACGTATGAAAATTGCCCTTATCACTGACCAACACTTTGGAGCACGAAAGAATTCAAAACTTTTTCATGATTATTTCTTAAAGTTTTATAATGAAGTATTCTTTCCAACTCTAGAGAGAGAAGGTATCACAACTATTGTGGATATGGGTGATACCTTTGATAATAGAACGGGTGTAAATTTTAGTGCTCTAAAGTGGGCAAAGGATAATTACTATGACAAACTTCGTGATATGGGTTGTCTAGTACATACTATTGTCGGTAATCATACTGCATATTATAAGAATACAAATGAAATTAATGCAGTAGATCTTTTACTTCGTGAATATGAAAATGTAAAAGTTTATTCTGAAGCAGAAGATGTAAAGGTTGGTGATATTCCTGTATTGTTTATTCCTTGGATTAATTCCGAGAACCAAGAAAAGACATTTAAGAAGATTAAGTCTAGCAAATCAAAAGTTGCTATGGGTCATCTAGAACTTTCTGGATTTTCTGCTAATCTTCAGTGTGTTATGCAACATGGTGACGATAAAAAACGATATTCGAGATTTGAGAAAGTATTCTCTGGTCACTATCATACGAGAAATTTTCAGGATAACATTTATTACACAGGAAATTGCTATGAGATTTATTGGAATGATTATAATGATCCAAGAGGTTTCACTATTTTTGACACTGAGACCCTAGAGCACTATCATGTAAATAATCCATATCGTATTTTCTATACAATTATTTACGAAGACACGGATTATCGTAGTTTTGATTTTGAGCAGTATGAAAATAAAATTGTAAAACTGATCGTTAGGAAAAAGACCGATAAGAAATCTTTTGAAAAATTCATCGATAAACTTTACTTATCAAATATTGCCGATATAAAAGTTATTGAAAATTATGATTTTAATGGATGGTATTCAAAAGATGAGATTAAAGAAATTGAATCTGAGAATACTTTAAGTTTGTTAAATAGATATATCAAAGAATCTGAAATTGATTTAGATAAATACAAACTATCCAAAATCATTGAGGAAGTCTATCAAGAAGCTTGTGAGATGATCTAAAATGTATATAATTGTAATTGATGGGGATGAAGATAGGGGAGCATATTCTGTTGCTGATGAGAATGGAGAAAATGTTCTCTATATCTGGGAAAACGAGGATGATGTTGAAAGGTTTATTATGATGCTTGAAGAAAGTGGTGCTCCGAAAATGAAATCAGTTGAAGTTGAAGAAGATTTACTTTTCGATGCATGTTCCCAACATGGATATTTGTATGCTATAATTGGTAGTGATGATTTAGTGATTCCACCAGAAGACCATGATTTATTTTGAAAAAATCAAGTGGAAAAACTTCTTAAGTACTGGAAATCAATTTACTGAAGTAAATCTAAACGATACTAAAAATACATTAATCATTGGATCGAATGGTGCTGGTAAATCTACTATTTTAGATGCACTTACTTTTGTTCTATTTGGAAAATCATTTCGTAAGATTAATAAACCACAACTTATTAATACAACAAATGAAAAAGATTGTGTTGTTGAAATAGATTTTAGAATCGGTACAATTCAGTGGAAAGTTCGTAGAGGAATTAAACCAAATATTTTTGAGATTTACAGAGATAATACTATTTTAAATCAGGAAGCATCTGCAAACGATCAGCAAAAGTATCTTGAGCAGAGCATTCTAAAAATGAATTATAAATCATTTACGCAAATTGTAATTTTAGGAAGCAGTAATTTTGTTCCTTTTATGCAATTACCTGCTTCTGGTAGAAGAGAGGTAATTGAAGATATTCTTGACATTAAAATTTTTTCCACAATGAATAATATTGTTAAGGATAGACTTCGATTAAAAAAGGAAGATGCAAAAGTTCTCAATCTAAAAAAGGAGTCTTTTTCTGATAAAGTAAAAATGCAAGAAAACTTTATCAAAGATTTGGAGACTCGTGGAAAAAATACAATACAAAATATTAAAAATAAAATTTCTGATCTCAATACTCAAATTGAGTCTTGTTCTAATAATATTCAATCATTACAAAATGATGTAAATGAATATACTGAACAGAGAATTAGTGTTTCTGATGCAAAAGATAAAGTTCGCAAACTAGGAAATCTAAAAGGAAAAATCTCTCAAAAAATTTCTACACTATCAAAAAATAGTCAATTTTTTATTGAGAATACGACATGCCCTACGTGTACTCAAGAAATTGGTGATGATCTAAAGAATGATAAAATATCAGAAC